GACCTATACATTTCTTTTGGGGATTGGGTGGTAATAATACTAAAGAGATTGCTGAAGTAAAAGCAAAAGGCGAAGAATGGTGGTATATTGATGTAGGTTATTTTACAGAACAAATCACAAGGTATCCTATACCTAAAATACACGATAAAGATAGAACATATTTTAGAATATGTAAAGGTAATATTCATACACAAAATGGTGCCGTTGGTGATGGTCGTAGAGTATCAGAATTAGTAGCAAAAGGTATAGATGTAGAGTTTAAAGGTTGGTTAACTGGTGAAACAAAACACATATTAGTATGTCCTTCATCTCCAACTGTAACATATCACATAAATGGTATCGACCAAGAAACTTGGTTGTATCAAGTTACAGGTGAATTAAAGAAGTGGACTGATAAAGAAATACGAGTAAGGCAAAAGCCTAGACCTAGTAATGAATTTTGGAATACAGATATAAAAGATGACTTAAAAGATTGTCACGCCTTAGTAACTAATATGTCATTGTCAGCAATAGATGCTGTAATGAATATGGTGCCAGCATTTACACATCAATTAAATGTTACTTCACAAATTACAAGTAGAAATATTACAAAGATTAATAAACCTATAAGACCTGGTAGAAAAACAATAAATGAATGGATTAAATTTGTTGTAGAAAACCAATTTACAATACCTGAAATAGAAAGTGGTCTTGCTTATGAAACTTTAATGAAACAAGGTTTAAGATGAAAATAAGATATTATCAAAAGATAGACGGTTGGCGTTGGACAGGTTTTATATTAGCAATCATAAGTGCTTTTATATTATCCGATGCTGATGTTACAACACAATGGTTAGGTTGGACAGTTGCTTGTGTATCTTGTAGTATATGGATTTATATGGGTATAAAAGATAAAGACATACCTAGAGCATTAATGGAACTAATGTACTTATTATTAGCATTGAGGGCAATATGGAATTGGTTAATTTAAATTTTGCTTGTGTTTACTACGGCGACAAATACTTAATAGAATATGTTGAAAAGTTATATAATATGGTACAACGTCATACAACATTACCACATAACTTTATTTGTTTTACTGATAGTACCATTATTCAAAGAAGACTAAAAAGAACACTACCAGGTCATAAAATAATATTTCGTCAATTTCAAAGACACGACTTTAAAGGTTGGTTTAATAAACTACAATTGTTTAGTCCAGAAGCTAATCTGATTGGTAATACATTATATATGGACTTAGACGTAGTGATAGTTAAAAACATAGATTGTTTTTTTACTTATGGTAAAGATCATAATTTTGTAGGTATGAACGACTTTAATCCTAGTAGTGGTGATTTTAATTCTAGTATAATGAAGTTTAATAATACAACTACAAGTAAATTGATATGGGAAGAATATATAAAAAGACGAAGTGATTTTAAAAAACATCACGGTGACCAAAATATCATAACAGATTTAATAAAGAAACATAAAGATACCATTTCATTTCCAGACAGTTGGACACAATCATATAAATGGTATGACAGATCAGGAACTAGGTATCATAAAGATAAATGGACCTTTGAACAGCATCCAGAAGCTAAGGTATGTGTCTTTCACGGCAGTCCAAATCCACACGATTCGAAACAAGAATGGGTCAAAAATAACTGGAAATAGTAGAACAAAATAAGAACATATTGGTTGACAAACTGTCACACCCTATAAAACATTGAAAAATAAGGGTTTTTTGATTAAAAAAAGTAAAAAAAGTGCTTGATTTATAGAAAAAACTCCTGTATATTATACGTATGATGACAAAACAAGGTACTTTACATTTAGTTTATGCTAGAGAATATTATGATAGTGAAGAAAAATACGATCCTTACTTCTTTTCTTATCACACAATTTTTAGAAACGTATCATTATCACAATTAAATCGTTTAAATTCACAATCTTTAAAAGATAAAGTAAAAGCGTATTGTGATAAAAATTACAAAGAAACAGCAACCAATTTTACTGGTACTTCTAAAGTAGAAATGATTACAGGTGACGAATACTATAGAACTTACGGTGATGTGTATGATGTTGCTGGCTATAATGATGAGAATCATTTATTTAATGATTATGGTCAAATGTATCAAAGACAATTTTTTAAATACGATTTTGATAAAGAATTAACACAACAAGTAATAAAGGAGAACACTGTAAGATGAATATGTTAGATTATGCTAATTTTGAAAAAGAACATTACGAGCCAAGTGAATTTAGAGATGTCTTGGTAAAAGAAGCTAAAAGTGCCTATAAAGATTATACCGAAGGTAGAATTATAGAACTTGATAAAGGATTACAAGTTGAAACAAGACCTGAAACTGTTGCTGAATACTTTTCAGAAGCACTTAGTCAAATTGCTAAAGGTTTTGCTGGTAAAATTTTTGAAGATGTAAATTATTCTGTTATCTTAGATGACTTAATGTTATTTGTAGATGAAAATAATATTGCTCTTAAAAATAAAACATTACATTAAGGAGATAAATGAAATATAACGAACATAAAATCATACAAGAAATTTCAGATTACATAACAAGTACCTATGGTGAACACTATAGTACAACAAAAGATGGATTTCAAGTACAAGATATGTTAAGACAATTAGATATTGATAAAGATTTTTGTCAAGCCAATGCCATTAAATATCTTTGTAGATATGGTAAAAAAGACGGCAAGAACCGTAAAGATTTATTAAAAGCTATTCACTATATTATATTATTAATGAGTAGTGAGGACGAAACAAAATTAAACTAATAACAAAAGGACTATACTATGGCAATTGATACAAACGTATGTTATTTTAAAGAAGATGTAGGTAAAAACCTATACAGAAAGAAAACTTATTATACACTTGTGATTGAACAAGAAGTATTGGCAAATGATAAAGACGAAGCCGATAAGTTATTTGGTGAATGTGGTATTGACCACTCACAGATTAACCACGAAATTACAGAAACAAAAGATGGTGTTGAAACCTATATGGTAGACGCTGATTATTTAGAAAGTGGTGATACAGAATATTATGGTAAAGTGGTTTATGATTTATCAGATCCTTATGCAAAAGAAGAAGGATATGTAGAACTTGATTCATCTGCTGAAGAAATTGTTAAAACACCATACACAGCAGGAGAAGGAATTTAACACTAACAAAGGAGTAAACTATGATAGAAACAATAGCAACAATTGACATTTTAAATTTGGCAATTGACAAAATAGATGATGGTAAGATTGCTGATGCCAAAGATGACTTAATTACTTTTAGAGATAAGTTACAAAATGAAGTCGATCAATTTGATGAGTGGGCAAAAACACAATCAGATATTAATACATCTATTGAACTAGAAGCAGAAGGTAAGTAATATGGAAATGTTTATATTGATGATTGTTATTTTAATGAGTGCAATCGCAGTTACATATGCGGGTGAGATATGGTTATATGTCACTTTAACGTTTGGATCAATGATTAAACAGATTCAATCAAAAGTTGAAAAATTAGTAAAAAATGAACGTAAGTAGTATCGTACTTAATACGAATCGGCCGGCTAGCGGGTCGCTGAGCGATAAAAAAATGACTAAAATCAACGATTATTAAGGGATTGACATTTATTACAAAACCGTATATAATATAGAGATATAACCAACAAAAAGGAGCACATTATGTTTAGATATGACAAAGACAACTTGTTTAAAGAGTTTTATGTCGCAAAAGAAAAAGATATAAAACTATCTAATAAAAAAACACAAGAAGAAAAAGAAACAGATTTCTATACTAATAGAATACAATTTTTCAAAGATCACATTGAGTTAGAAAAAAAACACCCCGAGTATTACGAAAATGTTGACATCAAGTTTGATAATCTTTTAAAACTTTATGAAACACCAAATCCACGTGACGCTTTTTACAAATCGATCTTCGGTGTGACTTACGCACAGAAGAAAAGACAAGAAGACCAAGAAAGAGATTACTTAGGTCCAAAAGAAAATGCAATCTAAAAAAGAAAAATTACATATCGCAAGACTTCAACATATTCAATGGTTGAAGTCTATCGGTGTAAATGCTTCTTTAGAAGATGTAACAGTATTTAAAAAACCAAATGTTAAATCTAAACCAGGCGAATTAGATTTAAGCCATTTAAAAGTAAAAGATTCAATACCGTGTGGTAATAGAATTGAAGGTAGTACAGCAAAGAGAGTTTACGCTACACACCTACCTCCAGGAAAAACAATTAGTGTGGCATATAATAAAGGTCCTTATATGATAGTTGATGCCAAGGACTTTAAAACTATGGGAAGGAAAATATAATATGAGATTGATGATGTTTTTAACAGTCATAACACTTATGACAATGGCAATTGCCAAGTCAGAAGAAACCATTGACGCAAAAGTAAAAAACTTTGTAGTTAATGAATGGACAGATATAAAAGAATACCAAAAGACACAATGGGAAAAAGGTAAAGAACAGAACGAAAAAAACTGGAATACA